CCGATTCAGTAAGAGCAGTAGTAAATTTTAATAAATCTTCAACAAGGGGTTTTAGTTCACCTGCCGCTATGCTTCCTAATTCAATTTGCAATAATCCAAACTGCTCTGCAAGTTTCTGCACCTTGCCACCAAATGTTTCTGTAAGCGCAGCCGTAAGACCAAAAAACCTTCCACCTTCGCTAGTCGCAACTTTAAATGCTTCGGCAACTTCTTCAAAACTTACTTTGCCAGCTTCAACCCTTTTGGCTAAAGCAGCCATTGATTCACCAGTTTTCCTTGATATCTCTTGAAGTGGATTAAAACCAATATTTACTAATTGCCTAATTTCCTCTCCTTGTAATTTACCTTTAGCGGCAATCTGACCAAATGCAAGTGCAACCCTTTGAATATCGCCACCTGAGGCAGCCGAAACTTCACCTAATTGCTTCAGTGTAGGTATTACCTGTTCAATATTTATACCATATCCAAGAAGTGTTTTTGCGGCAGCAGCAACCTGTGTTACATCAAATGGAGTTTGTAGTGCAAACTGTTGAATTTCCTTAATAGCTAAATCTGCCCTTTGTTTATCACCAATTAAAGCACGGAATGAAGCAGTAAGATTTTCAAAGTTTATAGCGGCTCTAATTGTTTCTTTGCTTAAATCAACTAAAGCATCTACAGTAGCTACAATACCAAAAGTCGCTAATCCACCACGAAGGATATCTCCAAATCCAGCACCTTGAGGTGCAGCTATAGATGAGGTTCTATTTGCCTCTCTAGCTGCTCTAGCAGAATCAATAGTAGCTTGCCTTCTTTCTTCTCTAATCCTTCTTATTGCAAGCCTTTCTTGGGATTCTTGTTCTTTAATGCTAAGAAGCCTCTCTTGTTTTTCTTTATCTCTTGCACTTTTTTCTTCAGCAGCAATCCTCCTGATAGAAGCCTTTTGCTCTGCTTCGGCTAATTTGATAGCTGCATTTAATTGACCTTTTTCAACTCCACCGCCTTTTAAAGCTATGTTTGTTTTTTTAGAAAAGTCAAGTAATTTTTGGTTCAACTCATCCAAAATCTTCAACACCTGACTGGCATCAGCATTGAACCGGAATAATATATTTTTTGTTGCCATCAGCGATTATTTTTTAGCCGTTAATCGTTTCCTTGTCTGTCCTTCCTTCGAACCACTATCGCTACTCACCTCTTCTATCGCTTTATTCCTCTCGTCCACAATCTTCATCCACGTATTGATTGTCTGATAGTATTCATCAACTGATAAGGATTCGAGAACCTTCATATCCGATGGTCTTGATTCGCAAATCAACTGATTCAGGTAGTTGATGTCATCGACATATCTTCCGATTTCAACTCCCGAATAATATGGTATATCCTCTCGTCCTCCACCTTGTTTAGTTTCAAATATTCGAGGATATCTACCTCTGATGTGTTTGAATAATTGATTGTGAGCTGGTATGCCATGTTCAAAAAAAAAGCACGAGCCTCCAAATCGTTATCGAGAATATCACGCTTTTTCTTGCTCCATACCTCAGAGAAATCCGTTTCGTCTTCCCCGTCAATACAGAAATAGCAAACCGCCAATTCAGTCAGTGTCTTTTCCTCACCAAGGTAATCTAACCGGAACTCAATCTCACTGAGCAGGTAGAACATATCCACCACATTGCCATTGTTGGCAAACTCCTTCATCTTCTCAATCAGCTTCTTCAGGATCGGCTTAGTGAGGTTCATGTCCGCAAACCTTGTAGCCACCTCAGCAGAGATTGCCCTCTTCGCTGGCATGGTCAGATTGTTTTCGTACTTATACCAATGGTTGCCGTTCTTATCAATGAAGACCTCCTGCATCGGTATTTTAGTACCGACCTCATAAGGCTTTTTCTCTACTATTGGTTGATCTTTCTTTTTGGAAAACCACATATTATTTTTTCTTTTTGGAAGGTTTCTTCTTATTGAGTGCAGCATTGCATATCGCATAGGCACTGTCTTTGCTCTTGCCCTGCCTAAGCACTTGTGTCACACATCTTTCTAACTTTTTAGGCATGGCTTTAAGTTTCACCAAAAATAGTGAAAGCCATAAGTAAAAGACCCATAAAACCCAAGTTTTAACGGATGTATTTCACAAAGTTGCTATGGAAAGTCCACAAGAAATACCTCAGGCAGTCCAAAAGGTGGGTGGCGTGCTTGTCCTTGCTCTTGTCGATGTCACCCTCGTCATCAGCTTGTACCGATTGCAAATCCGCAATCAGGAACTGGCAGTAACTATCAATGGCAAAGTCGGGATGCTTCTCCAACATCGAGTTGAGCAGAATCCGGCTATTCTTTATGGATGGGTTATAGGTAGGAACTTTGAAGGATGATTTGGGAACTTGTAGCTGCTGGTAAATAATCTGATAATAGTTCTTTGCCCCCTGCGTCATAGCCGACCTTGCGCTTCCCGAAGCATCCCCGGTAATCAGGAAGAAGTGATCGGGATAGGCAGCTTTAATCCTTTCGGTCAACTCAAAAATATCGCTATTCCTTAGCCTGAACTCCCTCAAAACCCGTATTTGGCTATCGTAACTTTGGCAAGCGAGGCAAGTAATTGGGTCAACGTTAAAATCGAAGGACAGAATAATTGGTTCAATCCGATTCGGCTCAAGGTTATTTTTAACGTGTTTCGCCCTTTTGAACGAATAGGCAAACGGTCGCTCCACATCCACAATATCCCAGTTACCCTTTACGAATATCTCTTTGGTAATCTCATCGAGGTTTTCCAAGCCTTCCAAGTAGCTTTCCGGCAGTGCCGGATTATCCAGCATCAGGGATTGCATATAGAAATAATCCTTAGGCAGAGTACCCTCAATAAAGGGATCATAGAACATGGTCTTTGTCCAGTTCTGCGATGGGTTGCAGGTAATCATAATCATCGGAGTTGGCTGCTGCTCCATGTTCGGGATGATATGCCTTCCTGCCCTCAGCTTGCACTTTTCGAAGGTCTTCTTCTGTATCTCCTGCCCTTCCTCAATCAGGAAGAAGTTAGCCTCGATACCATCAAGCCTGGTCAGGTTCTTATCCATGTAAAAGTTCTCCGGAAAAAAAGTCATGGTAGAGCCATTGGTGAACTTAATCACCTGCTCGGTCTGATTGTAACTCTCGATGAACTTGGGTGGGCATAGCTTGTAAAAAGACGGAATCGTAGTCCGCTTCAAAGTAGGCAGGGATTCCCTGATGACAAAGGACTTGCACCCAGGGTATAGCTTGGCAAGCACAATTAGGGTAGCGAGAGAAACATAGGATTTCCCTCCTCCGGCAGCACCACCAAAAAGCAGGTATTTGTATTTACCTGATAGTACGGCTTTTATGTAATCTTCTTGTTTTGGGTGAGGCTTAAAATGTACCTTTTCATTTACCATCCAAGCCAATTAAATATTGAAATCCACATATAGATAGAAAGGCATATTATCACCAGCCATGTCAGACCGATGACTATTATATTTTTGGTGCGGGATTTTTTTTTGAACCTTGTAGAAGAAACAAATCGTTTCCCTGCCTTCTCAATCAAAGGCATAGTGGAGAACCAATTGTATTTCTTCTCATCGGTCATTACTTGAACTTGATAACCTGATCCCCGATACGGAAGACCTGCTCTTCGATTTCAATCTTCTGATCTATCTCCTGCTTCACCTTTCCGTATGCCCTTTCAAGCAGTAGTTCGGCAGCACGGATATCTCCCTTTGTTGCCTTCGCTCGAAGAGCCATCAGGATAATTTCAACGGCAGTTTTACTGTCCTTTTCCTCACCTAATACCTTTCCAAGTAATATTCCCAAATCAGGTAATTTGGGTGGTCTGCCATTGGGACTATGTACCTCTCCCTTCTTGTATGGCTTTGGATTGTCGCTTCCTCTTATTTTACCGTAACCTCCTGGCATAGCTATATTTTTTTACTAAAACAAAGTTATATCATTATTGAGATAATGTCCACGCCATATTTTCCCAATCTTTTTCTTAATCTCAATCCCACCTGCGTTCACGAAACTCTCCCTATCTTCCTCATTATCAAAGTGTATCATCAAACTGCAAGCCTCTTCGTCTTTGGATTCTTTTTTCGTTTCCTTCTCTTGTAGGTCTTCTGTCTTTAATCCCCATTCCTCAAGTGGCACATCACTCCATTCATCGGCTAACTTGCCTACGTGCCATTCACCGAATGAAACATTATCCTTGATGACGAACTCTCGCTTTTGCTTTTCGTCTAGTTCACTTGCCTTGACAACCCATACATCTTTCCATCCCAACTGCATCACCGCTTTCAATCGCTGATTGCCGCCAAGGACTTCCATCGTATCGTCTACTACGATAGGTCGGATTTCCATCATCTGCGGAAAGTCCTTGATTGACTTTACCAGTTCACGGAACTTCTTGTCACGTATAAACCGGGGATTATCATCCTTCAGTCGCAACTGCGATATTTCAATCTTCTCAATATTCATCAGCCTTGTCCTCGGTATTGCTTTTTATAGTTCTTGCTTGACTTTAATCCGCTCGATGTCTTTTTACTGTGAACGCCAGGTCGCTTGCGATTAGGC